CGCGCGTCCACCACGAACTCCTTGTCGCTCACGTCCGAGCGCCCAAGGCCCACCAGCACGAGGTCGTGCGGCACTTCGTCCAGTGGATTGATGGCGAGTCCGTTGGTCTTAGGCGTAGCGTAGCGCTCGCCGGGTGCCGCCACCCGCAGCCCCGTCACGAGGTTGTCTTGGTAGTAGGTGACCTTGGCCCGCCCGATGGCGCTGTCCCGGCTATGCTCCCACGCGACCGCCGCCCCCTCAACCACGTCGGCGTCCGCGATGGTGATGGCCGGAAGCGCCGTGGGGCGCCGCAGGTCTACCGGCTCCACGACGCCGTTGCCGCCGAGGTAATAGCTCAACTGGTAGGGCTGGAGGATGTTCTTCTGGACCCACGGCCCGATCGCGTCCTTGCCGTGCACCGAGCATCGCGCCACCGGCAACGTGGGGTCGGCAATCAGGCCACTGAACGCCGTACTGTTGTACGGCACCGTGCGCTTGGGCGCACCCATCGTCCCACCGCCACCGGAACTAGACGGCTCCCCGTACTGCCAGAGGTAGCCGAACTTGCCGTCCAATATGTCGGCCCACAACTGGACCGGATGCACGTCGTTGAGCGCGAGGGCGTTGGCGTTTTCAATCACCGCATCGACGTGGACCGACACCTCTACCAGCGTGCCGACCGGGGGAGTGGCGATGAAGAATGGCGGAGTCGCGGACGCCGCCGACTCCTTGGGAAGCTCGTGGGCGCTGATGGTGGTGATACGCCGCACCTCTTCGCCGTTGGGCGCCACTACCGTCGCGAACCCATAGTCCGTGGGCACCAAGTCTCCCACCGCGCCCGTAACGATTCGCTTGATGCGTAGCCGCGCAGTGGCCTTGGTCGCCACGGCCTTGTTTTTGATGTGCGCTACCTGTCCCGGCTGATACCCGCCCCCAACGATGTTCACGTTGAGTGCGTCCGTCACCACGTTGTCGTTCCGCGCTGCGCTGGCAGAGTCGAGCGTAATCAAGGCGAGGCCGTAGCTCACGCCGTTCTTCGTGACCGTCGTGACGCTCGTCACCACGCCCGTCAGGGGCTTAGTCGCCACGCAGTTGGCGTAGGGGTACAGCAGCCCGACGGGCAGGAGGCTCACGGTCTGCGCGTACCCCGTGCTACCCACTCCCGTCGAACAGACACTCGCGTGCGGCTTCCCCACGAACACCGGCAGCGCCAGCAGGTCCTCGGTAAAGTCCCGCAGCGTCACCTCGTACTGGAGCTTCCCCGAAAGCCTGACGTCACTCACCCGGCCCGTGAAGTACGCCGCCCACGTCGTCCCGCCATTCAGCGACTCCTCCACGAGTCCCTTGAGCCCCACCAGCCGCGACACCCCGAAGGCGTCCCCGACGAACCACGTCATCCAACGCGTGAGGTTGTCGCTCGCCAGCCCGCTGTGCTTGTCCAGAATCGTGAAGGACAACTGCCCCACGTCCACCGCCTTGGTCAGCGGGTCGAGGCGTCCCGCGCGCCCGCGCACGAGGCCCAGGTACCCGCGCCCGCTAGTGGAGTCGGGTAGCGTGGCCACGCGGAATGCGTCGCCATGCACGGTGGTACTGGCGGGCGTGAGTACCGTAGCCTCCGTGGCATCGACTGAACGCGGAGCGTAGAGGGTAAAGCGGTAGGCCGGGGCGTAGGCCGTCACTCAGTCCCCCGTCGTCTTTCCGAGCAGCGCCCGCGTGAAGTCCACGCTCGCGTTGCGAATCTTGAGCGTCACGCCGCGCTGAAGGTTCTCCAGATTCCCTCCGAAGCCCTGCATCGGCTCCACGAGGTAGCACGCACCCACATAGGCCGCCGTGCTCGTGGCGTTGGGGCAGAAGCGAAACGGATTCTTGTCCCGCGCGTAGTCGAAAAAGTCCTGCCACGCCTCCTGCACCACCTGGCTCCCGGCCACAGCGGCGCGCGTGGGCGTGGCTCCGGTGCTGTCCGGTATCCAGCGCACGCTACACGTCATCACGTAGTCGCGCCCCGTCACCCACGAGTCTTCGGCGCCGCTCGGCGCCTGGACCCACTCGCTCCCGGCACGGGGCTCGCGGTCCGTCACCACGTCGTAGAGCGGATAGCCGAACGTCAGCGTCTTGCCGTACGCCGTCCCGCCGCTGCTTGTCGTGCCCCAGAAGATGGCTGGCTTGGACACCGGCTACGCCCTCCGCTGCACGATGACGTTCCGCCCGCTGGCCTGCTCCATCATGTTGACGAAGGCATCCATCGTCTGCGGGTCGCTCGGGTCGAACACCCCGCGCGCCGGGAACACGATGGTCAGCGTGCCCTGCCCTTGTCCCTGCCCACTCGTCCCGCCGTAGTACCCACCTCCGAGGCCCCCGCCACTCGCCCCACCCCCGCCCACTTGGCTGGCCGCGTTGGACATCGCACCCTGTAGGGCCGAACCGAGGACGACCAGCGCTATCCCGGCGCCGATCGCCAGTATCGGGTTCATGGTGGCGATGGCGGTGCGGAGCGCCTTCAGGCCGACACCGAAGGCGATCATCGCCTGACCCACCTGCTTCATGATGCCGCCGAGAACAGACAGGAACGACGCCCCCACGGCCTTCAACACGTTGCCCCCACTTCCGAGCGCCCGTCCTGCCGCATCGGCCATCCCTACGAACAGGTCAGCCATTGCCTGATTCAGCATCGGGGCAAAGTCCATCACCTTGGCGAGCATGGCATCGAGCGGGACGCTGAGCGCGTCCACTAGCCCGCTCATGTCCGGTAGCGTGATACCCGACAGGTCTACCCTCGGACGCTCCATCGCATCCCATAGTGCGTTCACCGCGCGCGTCTCCCCCTCGGCCGCCGCCGTCGCCGCCTGAAACTCTCCCACGAGGCGCGCACTGCTGCTCTGGTACGTCTCTGACTTGATGGCTCCGCTGGCCAGCAATACGTCGAGCTCGGTCATCGAACGCACGTAGCGCTGATGCGGCGTCAGCGCATCCACGGTCAGCGCCGTGCCGCGCTGGAGAAGTGCGTTCCATCGCGCCAGCGCCTCAGACGCCTTGTTGATGCCCGTACCTGCGCCAGCGAAGATGGCCCGGAAACGGTCGGCCATCGCTTGCGCGGCCGCGAGCGACTGCTCCGCCTCTGTGAGCGGTCGGAATGGGGAGACGCCAGCCCCCGGCGAGCGCCCTAAGTTGCGCGTCACTCCCGCCGACATCGTCGCCTGCTGGCCCATTATGGATTGGGCTAGCGTCGGGCGTCCCGACGCATCAGCCGCGCGGACATCCTTCATCAGTCGGTAGACGGAGTACAACCCCCACATGGCCGCCGTCAGCACCACTACCGGGGAGGCGAGCGGGGCAAGGGAGAGCAGCACCCCACGGAACACCGACCCCGCAAAGGCCAATCCCGTGAACCCCGCCTTACCTACGATAGCTGCCACTGCGAAGTCGGCCGTCACGGTACGGATGGCCATGCTGACGGCGCCAATCGCGACCGGAATGATTGCGAACGCGGGCGCAATCAAGAGAAGTCCCGCCGAGGCGATACGCACGCCCGCCATGGCCCCGATGAAGAGAAGCACGGCTCCGGTGGCTGTCCTGACGGGACCGGGAATCATGCCCCAAACTCCGACCAACCCGGTCAACTTGCCCATGAGGCCCGTGGAGGCTTTCAGGACGGCGGTCATGATGGGCATCAGCCGCACGCCCAGCGCCTCCACCAAGTCGTCCAGCGCCTGCTTGTAGAGGTAGAGCCGGTTGGCCCCGCTGTCGAGGTTGTTGGCGAAGTCGCCCGCCGCCTTGCCCGAGCGGTCAAGAATGGCGAGGTACGTCAGCATAGACCTCTGCTGGCGGCTGAACGCCTCCCCCGTGTTGCCGATGTGGTACTTCAGCGCCACCTGCTTCAGCGCGTTCTCGTCAATCGCGATGCCGAGGGACCGCAGGCCACGGGTGGCGCCCATCAACCCCATCGTCAACCTCTGGCTGACCTCCTCCGGCCGCAGCCCCCAGAGCGAAGCCAGGTCCAGCGACATCCGCTCCAGTTGCTCGTTCATCGCCAGCGCCGTATCGGGCTGGAAGTTCAGCCCTTCGAGCGTGCGCTGGGTCTTGGCCATCCGCTCCTGCACGTCGGACAGGTTGAGCTTGAATGCTCCAGCGATGCGCTCCGCCGAGTCCTGCGCCTTGTCGGCGATGTCCCCGAACGTCGCGGCGAACGCGCGCTCCACCTGCTGCATCTTGGCGGCAGAGTCGAAGGCCGACTTGGCGATGCCGAGGAACACGGCCCCGAGGCCCAGCGAGGCAATGGTCCCTCTCAGCCCTCCCAGCGCACTCTCGGCACCGGACAGCCCCTGCGTGAAGCCCGAGGTGTCCATCTTGAGCCGTGCGACGAGGTCGCCCACCTCGAAAGCCATCAGCCGTCACCGAGTAGGGCGTTGAGTTGTTCGCCAGCCGTGAGCGGGTGGGGTGCCGCCTCACCGAAGTGGTCCGCGAGCAGCTGTCGCACCGCGTCCTCCTGTGAGGGCTCAGGTTCCCCGAGCAGTTGCTTCGGGGTCACTGGCGTCGTCAGCCAGCAGTTCATCAGGTGTGCCGCCAGCCACGCGGCGCGGCGGTCCGTGCGTTGCTCTCGGTCCCGGTACGCGTCGGCCGCCAGCGTCAACTCGTGCGGCGTCATGGCGGTGAACAGCGCCGGGGTCATCCCCAGCGTGCCCAGCGCCACGCGCTCCGCCGCCGTTAGCCAGTAGTCTCCGGGGCTAAAGGGGCGGCATCGGCCTCGCCCGTCTTGGGTGCCCCGAAGCCTGCCAGCGTCAGCGCTTCCACGAGCTTCGTGCCCAGCACGGAGAGGTCGCCCCCCCCGTCCTCCAGGTACTGCTGTATTAGCTCCCCCGTGTCGCGGACGCTGAGCCCCGGCGTCTCGTGCAACAGGGCGGCCCACAGCATCCCGCGCACCACCCGGAGGCCCATGGAGCCGAAGGCCTCCGGGTTGGTGATGTTGATGCCGAGGTGCGCTTCCAAGTCGGCCAGCGCGTTGAAGTCGAACCGCAGATGACGCTCGCGGTCCAGCATGATGAGTACCGCCCTGCCGTTCCGACTCACGTGCTGATGGTCCCCTTGGCGAGAGTTGCCGTGCCCTTCAGCGACACCTTGTAGCCAGCCGGGCCGTCCAGCGGCGATTCAACGTCGAGGCCCGTGACCACGGCCAGCCCCTTCCACACCTGCGTGCCGCCACCCCCGGTAGCGGTGCTCGCCTCTTTGAGCCAGCAGTAGATGGGGTGGCCGCCCGTCAGAGCGGTGTAGGCCTCCTCCTGCCCCACGTCGGCCGACTCCATCAGGTACTGCGCGCTGCCGCTGCCAGACCATTCCTTGAGGCCCGGCAGGTGCTCCTTCCAGCCCGCGCTGTCCTTGCTCGTTGCGTCCAGCGTCCCGCCCGCGAGCGTGAGCGTGAAGTCCTTGAGTTCCCCGAGCTTTCGCGCCGTCCCTCCCGAGGAGGACGTGGCGAGATACATCGTCGCCTTGAAGCCGGGAATCGCCACGGTAGCCATCGGTCGGTCCTCCTACGCGGTCAAGTGGCGGCGGCCTTGGTGATGGCCCCCGTGCCCTTCAGGGAAATCTTCAGCCCAGCGGCGCCATCCAGCGGCGACTCCACGTCCCAGCCTGTCATCACGGCCTGACCGCGCCACGCCATCCCGGCGTCTGCGAGCAGCGTGGACTTGGGGTACAGGATGACGCCGATCTGCGACCCAGCCGAGAGCGCCGCGAAGGCCGACGTCTGCCCCACGCCGCTCGTCTCCTGTAGGTAGTTCGCGGACCCGCTCCCGCTCCACTCCTTCAGTCCCGGCAGGTGTTCCTTCCACCCCGCTGAGTCCTTGGATGTGGCGTCGAGCGCGCCCGCCGCGATGGTCAGGGTGAAGTCCTTGAGCTCTGCGAAGCGGACGCCGACGCCCGTGGTGCCGCCCGAGTCGCTGGTGGCCGACACGTAGAGGGACGCCTTGAAGCCGGGAATCGCAACCGTTGCCATGATGCCCCCCTAGAGCTAGGTGCGACTCCGCATCGCGCGGAAGTTGCACACGATGACCGGCCGCTGCTGCTGGTCGTAGTGCAGTAGCGCCGGTTCCTGTTGAGCCGCTATCTGCACGTAGTACCGTGCTCCGGCGGCGCTCGATGTCGGCAGGAGGATGGCCCCCAAACCGTGTAACTCGTTCTTGATACTCTCCGCCTCGGCCCGCGCGCCGCTGTACCCCGCCGAGGTGGCCGCAGCCACGTTGCCCCGCACCTTCACTTGGAACGTCGGCTGGTCGATCTCCACCGGCAGCATCGGCGCGAAGCCGCCCGTCTCAATCAGCGCCACCACGCGGTCGGGTATCGCGCTACTGTCGGGCAACCACGATTTGATGAGCGTGTAGCCGTTCATGCCGCTGGACGAACACAGCCCGGCCACCGTCAGCCGCCCGCCGATCTCTTCGAGGAGCGCCATCAGCCCGCCACCCCTCCACCCTGCCGCATCAGCGCCTCGCGCACCACGGCCCCGACGTCGGCCAGCAACTCCCCGGCCGCCGCCTTCAGCGGGTCCTCCAGGTACTTCCACTTCGTCGGGTCTTTGTGCTCCGCGTTCTCGTTCTCGTGCACCTCGGTGGCGTAGGCCATCGCTGGCCCGCCGTACCCCAACTCCACCTCCACCTGCCCACCGCGAAACGTCGGCGGTACCACGTGCCCGCTACCGCGCAGGACGCCCGTCTTCACGGGAACCTCCCGCTTGCTCGCGGCCATCACGCGCTCGGCGAAGCGGTACAGCGCCCCGCCCACCACTCCCGGCGCTCGCGCGCCCAGAAGCCGCAGTCGCGCACGCATGGCTACGTCGCCCGTGATGGTGATGGGGTCGAAGTTCCATTCCCTAGCCAAGCGTCACCTCGGTGTGGTGACGGCCCGTCTCGTCGTCCACGGAATCCACCGCGAGCAAGCGCACCGGTGCCGTGCTGTCGGCAATCACCAGCCGGTCCTGCATCCCTACGTGGGCCGCCGTGCTGAGAACGAACACCATGGCCACGGCCTGTTCCGTGCGCCCGTCGCCCATGTGGATATTGCGGCGGTCGGCTTGCACGACGGCCGGCAGTACCTGGACGGGGCCATAGGTGGGCTGTCCGTAGCCGTCGAAACCGGTGGCGCTTTCCAGCCGCACCGTGGTGCTGCCCATCTGTAGCCAATCCGCTTCCAGTCCCATGCTACAGACCCACCAAGTCGGAGTCGGTCGAACCATAAACGCCGCTACCGGGGATGTCCGTCTGCCCAAGGTAGAACTGCGGCAGCACCCGGTCGCTGTCGCTCTCCACGTTCTCCTTGTCGCTGACGCTGATGCCGCCGCAGTAGGGCGTGGCGCGGAACCCGCCTTCCATCTCCAACTGCACGGCCAGCCGCTCGTAGCTTTCGCTCGCCTGCTGGCAACTGATGGACAGCTTGCCGATGGACTTCTGCACCCGCCGCGAAAACCACGCGCTGATGCTGCGGGCCGAGCGGGCGGCGGCGAAGTACTTGTCGCCCATCTCGGAGAGGTTGGCTTCAATCTCCTCGTCCTGCAACAACTGGTCGCCGCTGGTGCAGTCGCCCACACGCATCCGCACCCAGGACAGGTCGCTAGACCCGGCATTGGACGACGCGTAGGTCCACGACATCGCTACAGGACTCCGGCGATGTAGACGGTCCAACTGGTGTTGCTTGAGGACGGCGTCGTGACCTGGCACGTCACGGCGGTGACCGGCTTGCCTGTGATCCAGAGCGTGGCGTCGGAGGAGTCCACAGACCCCAGCCAGGTGGTCAGGGGCACAAGGCCCGTGGCCGTGGTCAGCGGGGTGGTCGAGAGCGGGGCGAGCGCGCCCATCAGCCTGCACTCGCCGCTCGTGCCCGGCCCCGTGAGCTTGACCCGCATCCCGAACTGCGAGTAGGCCGACTCCAACTGGTACACGGTGCCCAGCGTGCCGACACCCTGCGATGTGCACGCCTGCGCCGACATCGCCGTGAGCAACGGCGTCCCGACGCGCCGGAAGGGAGAATTGTCGTAGGACATGGGGCCGACTCCTTTACGCGCCCGAGGGACTGTCGCCCGCTGGGGACTGCACAGCCGCCAGAGCAGCCACGGGTTCCACGGCCGGAGGCCCGGTCAGCACCGCGATGCCGCCCCGGTCCGGGGTCACGGGCACACCGACGAGAGACGTGGGCTGTAGGCCCCACGAGCGCTTCCAGTAGCGGCAGTCGTCGATGGCCCCCTCAATCTGCGAGAGGTTCTTGGACATCGTAGTCTTCTGCGTGTCGTACTGCTCGCGCAAGTCGGCCGTGCGCGCCACCATCTGCTTCTCCAGCTCGGCCAACTGTCCCTGCCACTTCGTGTGCTCGACCTGAAGCCAGGCGGTGCGCTCCACGAGCTTGCGCACGAACTCACCGCCCTGCGACTCGTAGCCGTACTGGGCCACCGACTTGAGGATGTCCGACGTCGCGGGCACCGTCACTTCGATGCCCTTGCCGCGCGCCAGCCCGATGAGGTACTCCACGCACGGCCGCTGCTCGGCATATTCTGAATTATGGGAAGCGAAACCGTCGGCAATGAACGTGCCCTCTGATGTCTTGAGGCCGATGACCTCCTGCTCGCCAAGGAACTCCACGCTCTTGACAGCGATCTCAGCGATGCGCTGCATGGAGCCGATGTCGTCGGGCATGAACTTGGCGAGGAGTCTCCGGGGCCGAACCATCCCGAGGAACCGCAGTACTTCGGCGCGGCCACCGAGAATGTGGAAGCAGGTCACAGCATCCGCGACACTCTCGCTCCAGCGGAAACCCAATGCCCTCAGACAGCGCCGCACCTCCACCGACATCGCGTTCTCTTTCTGCGCGAAGTCGAGGGTGAGCTTGTGCCCGTGGCAATGGTTGTGCCCGTTCTGACCCAGACACCCTTCTCCATCGAATGCCGCTGCGAGATAGCCCCGCTCATGCGACTGCTCGTCGGTCCATGTCGGCAGGACACGCACCAGCTTCGTCGGGCGGCCCTTCCGATGCTGCGGGGTGACGAGGTCCTCGGTCGCACGCCACTTGTGGCTATGCTCCGAGCGCGTCAACCAGCGGTGCTTGTCCGAGGCCGTCAGAATGGTCCCGTCAGCCAGTTCGATACGATAACACGGCTTCTGTAGGCGCTCGCACTGCTCGACGGTGGCCACCCGCCACTGTCGCGCCACAGCCCGCACCTTGGGGGCCGTCGCCACGCCACCTTCCTGCTGGGCCGATGTGAGGGCCGCCATCGCGCCCGTGCCGATGCCCGGCTCCTCGTCGTATGCCATCACCCGGTCACCTGGCACAAGGTCGCCAGCGCGAACCCAGCGCAAGTCAGCCGTCAGCACCGGCGTGTCCGGCACAACGCAGTCCTGCGCCATGTCCACGCCGTAGAGGCCGATTCGCTTGAACCCCTCGGCGATGGCCAGCCCCAGCATCCACGCGATGCTGGAGGTCATGTAGGTGCCGCACGCAGCCTCGATGTTCTCCTTCGGCAGCGGCACCACGTTCGGAGCGTCGGCCCAGAGTTCGGTCGTGTAGCAAGGGATCGGGAACTTGAGCAGCGCTTCGATGTGCGGCTTGTCGCCACCCGTCTCGCGCTCGAAGTCCGCGCGTGGGTGCAACTCGAACCAGCGGTGAAACTTCTCCACCGGCATGTACCGATACAACTCATTGAGCCCCCAGACTTCCCACTCCGGGTTGCCCAACGGCGCTTGCGCGCGATGGTCGGTGAAGCCTACGATGGCCACGGCGGTGCGCCGGGCCTCCGTGATTCGGTTCACGAGTTGCAACCGCTCGGTCACGCGCGCACCTCCGTGGTTCGGTTGTAGAGTCTCCCTACGAGGTCGAAATCGTCAACAGCGGCAGGCCCGAGGTCGCCGTAGTCGTGGCCCCCACCTGCCCCCACAGCGTAGTGCTGAGGCAGATGAGCCGCGCCCCCACCCCGCCGTAGAAGAACTGAAGCTGGTCGTACGCCCCGCTACTGGAGCCGATGTAGGTCGCGCTGGACGACGTGCGCAGGCAGAAGCCCGCGCTGGACGCCGCCTCGCGGCAGTACACGTCAACGATGTCCCCGACGCGCCCCGCTGCCAGATAGGCGACGGTGGGCGTGGTGGCGACCGTGGAGGTGCTGACGAGGACGAAGGCCCCGCGTGGCCCAATGACCTTGGCCGCGCTGCTGGCCGACCCCACGAGGGTCACACTCTGGCCGGGGGCCATGAGCGGTACCCGTGTCTTGAAGAAACCCATGGCGTGCTCCCGGCCGCTTGCGGCGGCCTACCGCCCCCTCCCGCCGCCTGTGAAAGCAACGGGACGGGGCGTGGTCGAAGTGGGCTTGTCCGGTACGGTCAGCACCTTCCGCAGGTTCAGGAGGCCCTGAAGCTTCCGCTCCGGTATCACCTGTGCCGGGATGTCGTCACCGGCGTCGTAACTCTTGCCCAGCAACACCAGCCGCCGGGCCGCCACGTAGCCCATCGTCAGGCAACCGCAGTCGTGAAGAACACGCCGAGGTCCGTGGCCACCTGCTTGTAGGCGTACCACGCCTCGCCTTCGATGCGATCGGACTCCCTGTGCTCCATGCGGAAGCGCTTGATGCGCGCACCCTCGCGCGGGGCCGGGGCGCCGGTGGGCAGCGTCCAGACGAACTTGTAGGCCGCCGTGGGCTTGCGCAGCCCCGGTGCCCGCTCCACGTACATCAGGAGCGCGTGCTTGCCAGCGGTGAAGCCGTAGTCGGCCGTCGCGCCCTCAGCCGCCGAGTCCTTGACGGCCCACATCACGAACACCTGCTCCAGGTCGAGCAGGGCGGCGATCAGGTCCGTGGTCACGACACCCTTTTCCGTGTACTTGATTCGGTCGAGGATGTCGGGGTGGTCGGCCAGCGCCGTCCAGACCTGCGGGCCGAGTACGAGGGTGTTGGGCTTGCGGCCCGTCACCTTGGCCACGGCCGTCATCTCGCCCCGGATGTCCTCGATGGGCGTGCTCGCCACGTCGTTCCACTGCCGGAAGTTGCCCGACGTGGAAGCCGGTGCCGCCTGACCCACCATGTTCGTGGAGGCGGAACCGCCGAGCCAGCCCGAGCCGGTGGACATGAACGCGGTCACGAAGTCGATCTCCTGCTTCAGGAGAATCTGCTCCGTCACGTACTCCGTCGCGTCCACGTCGAGGTTGATGGCCGGGTCCGCGTTGGCCCGCTCCGGGTCGCTCACGTCCATGTGGAGCGCCACGCGGTCGCAGAAGTACACGTCGTTGGTGACCCGGAACCCCGAGCCAGCCGACTCCGTGCCGGGCGCGCGAGGCTGGGCGTCGCTGCGGAACCAGTCCTGCCGCGAGAAGAGGAAGAACTTGTCGCTCTGCTTCACCACGGGGATGGTCGGCACCACCTTACCCGCGACGAAGACATCGCGCGACTGCGAGTAGGCGACGCTGATGTCGCTGAGCGCAGCCTGAATGTGGACGTCACCTACTGTCGGGTTGGGCATGGTCGGGTTCCTTTACCTCAGGTGGAGACGGCGCCGCTGCGCAGAATCAGCATCGCGATATACGGCTGTGGGACAGTGGTCGAGGCACCGAACGTCGTCGCCGCCGTCAGCGCCATGCCGATGATGTTCTGGTTGGCC